AACTGCATGTTCTCCTGGTTGGTTTTTATCTTCTTCTAAACCTAAATGTATTTTATTTGAATTTACAACAAAATTTCCTTCATCCCCTGTATCAAAATGTATATGATTATTTGCACTAAATGCCATATGTTGATTAGAATATACTAATAAAGAATCACTTTTAGCATTAAATAATAACCTATCAGAATTAATTACTACCTGTTTACCTTCAAATTCATACGGTTGTTTTGGATTTTCCATAATTTAAATTTTTATTCCCATGTTACAAATCTTCCTAATGTATTTTTAAGATGTTCAATAGGTACTGACATTCTCATAGCAGCTCCTGAAGGGTCACTAACTTGAAATGTTGGGAACCCTCCTGTGGTTGAAGGATTATATCCTGATATAACCATCCAATGTTGATTTCCAAAAACATATTTTGCGTTAATTTTCTTTTCGCCAGATTGTCCATATGCTACTATTTTTTCACAATAATCTCCATCTAATTTTCCACTTCTTTTTACCCCACTTTGTTGTTTTTCCCATATTACGGGAATTTTTGCATCTATTTTAGCTACAAGATAATCTACTACAGCCTGTTTGCTTTTAGGTTTACTACTTTTATATTTAGGAGTATAAGATAATCCCATATAATTTCCTACTTTATTCCATTCTACTAACACTCCTGATCCTTTAGGAGTATTATCATCTTTATCTTTATTTCGAGGTCCCATTAAATCTAAAGGAGTTACTATTCTATTTAATACATAACTTGCTACCATAGCACATGAAGTTAAACAACATCCAGAAGGTCCACATTTTAATGATGAACCATTTAACCATGTTTTTACATCTTTCCATTTTGGATCCATTTGGTTTAATAGAGGTATTTTTAAATTACCTGATTCAGTTACTTGATCAGGAGATATTTCTATAGGTCTTTGAACAATAGATCCATCTGGATTTATAATATCAATAAAAACATCAGTTTCATCTCCTACTGATTCAAGTGATAATATTTCTTCAAAATCATCTTCATCATAATCTCCACTTGCAATTAATTCATCATACAATGATAATTCATCTTTTTCTCCTGTAGCTTCTTCTGGAGGTGGGGGAGGTGTAGTTGTTGTATCTTCTTCTTCATTTACTTGTGCAGATCCTGTATCTTCGGGCATACTTCCCCATGCTGTTTCATCTGTTTCTTCTACAACTTCTGTTGGTTCTGTAACTGTTTCTATAGGAGGATTAGATAATGCTTCTATAGGGTCTTGGATTACTGTAGGTTCAGCTCCCCAAGATTGCCAATTTAAAGATGCTGGTACAAATTTATCTAATTTTTGTGTAGAAGTTAAATATATAGTTGACATATCTCTATTTACATCTTCTACTGTTGGTTCCCATCCTTTATCATCTAATTCATCTGATTGACCATTTCTAATAATAGTAATAGGATCTCCTACTTGACCAACTGTAGACCAATCATTAGGAGTAGGGGCTGTTGCTCCAAACCTTATTGAATTTCCATATCTACCTTCTATAATATGGTCGCCCTCAAAAGGTAATAATGGTTTTGTATTTAGTTGTTCTCTAAAATATAATCCTAAGGGTATTTCTGTAGATTTATCAGTTATATGTCTTACAAGACCCCCAACAGTGTTTGTATAATCTTGTCTTGTTTTATTTTTATCTCCTTCTTGGTTGTAAACATCTGGATTAGGTAAAGCATTATGATGTGAATGGTTCCAAATATTAAGATTAGGAAAATAATAGGGCATAAAAGTATCTTTATCTATATCTTTTCCTGTAAAAGATCCTACTAATACTATTTCTCCTTTTAAAGGATAATATTTGTGATTAGCATATAAGGGTCTAGCTCTATTTAAAGATGTTATTATTCTTCCCTGTCCATCAACTTTTTGATCTGATTCTAATTGAGGATTATCTACTAATTCATCTACTCTAAGATAAAGTATTGTACCTAAACTATCCCAACCTCCTAAAGATTCTGCCATTGGGTGATCCATGTCTAAAATAATATCTATTACTTTAACAGGTACTAAACCACTACCTTTACCGTTTTTATTGGTATTTTTAAATTGATTTATTTCTGGCATTTATTTTTTAGGTTGTTCTATTTGTTTAGGTTCTTCAACTGTTTTAGCTATTTCTTCAGCTACATCCATTAATTGATTCATTTCAGCTTCTGTTAATAAGCCACTATCTCCACTTAAAGTTGTTCCTGTAGATAAACGTTGAACAATAGCTGCCATTTTTATTAATTGGTCGTCATTTTTGACACTAATTTCCATATATTCCTTTATTAAAGGAACTATGACAGTAGCATCTCCTAAAGATTGAACTAAAGGACGTAATTCAGATATTAAAGATGCAAGTTGTTTTGCTTTTTTCTTTTGATTACCATGAATTTCTTTAAGTAAATCTGAAAAAGATTTATCATCAAAAAGTATTTGATTTAATGGATCCATATTATTTTATTATAAATATGGGAAGAATTAAATTTTTATATATCCTTTTTCTTGATATTCACTATATAATTCTTTTTGATATTTTTTTAATATTTTAGTTACTTTAGTAATAACAGGAGTATCTACATCAGTCATTTCTCTAATGTATATATAAAGGGCCTTTTTATTAAATATTTCTATATTTTCTCTACGTTTAAAAAGTATATTTATAGCATCACATACTCTTCTATCTTTATCTTTTTTAAATATAGTATACATGTTTTTATCAATAAAAGATGTAAAATAATCTATAAAATCTTTTATATCTTGTTTACGTTCATCTCTACCTAATTGATGTAATACACCTTCATCTTCATCAGCAGCTAAAGGATCCGCTTTTTGTTTTTTCTTCTTATAATTGTTATTATTATAAAGTATAAGATAATTTTTACCTACAATTGAAAAATAACTAAATGCTTTAGTACCTCTTTCAGGCTTAAAATAATCTAATTTTTCTAAAAGAAAACAAATTACTTCATGTTTTAAATCTTCTAAATCATCTACTTCTGTATAATAGAATTTAAAAGTATGAATAAGATTTTCTGCTAATTTGTAAAAAGGATAATGTATTCTTGTTTTAAATATGTGGTCTCTTTCATCTTGGTTTGAGGAGGCTAAATATTGTTTTATAGCTAAATCTGTGTCTTCAGTAAAATATCTTTTTTTAGTTCTTTTTCTTCCTCTTCTTTTTGGTTCAGGCGCAAGAGAACCAGTGATTACTGGTTCTTGTGGGATTCTGTTTGTCATATGTTTTTACATTTATTTAAGTGTAAATTCGTTTAATGCTTCTTGTATTTTTTGTACTTCTTTAAAAAACCAACCTATTTGATCATCAGCGTAAAATATACCTTTATCGTCTATTTCTTTTAATCTTTGGTCGCAAACATTAATAGCTTCACTTTGTTTAGTAATAAAATCTTCTAATGCTTCATTTTTTTGTAATAAATTTCTAATAACAAAAAAAGAAACTGTTATTACTACTGTTAATATAATACTAAGTGTTATCATATTTAATCTTTAAAAAACGAATCTATAACATCAATTGTTGCTTTAGATAAGTTTGGGTTATTTTCTGTATTTATTTTTTTAGCTGCTCTTAATGTTTTATCTCCTTTACTTGCATTTTTAGGCTTACTTGATTTAGGAACTGCATCTGTAGCATTATTCCATAATTCAAATTCTATTTGAGCAGCCATATGATCTGCTTGATGCATTAATAAAGGTAAGTGTGTTCTTAGTCTAGTTTCTTTTTGACCAGACATAAAATAAAATTTATTTGACTCATCATATAAACCATCATGAATTTTAATTGTAATATACTCATTTTGAGTTACTTTACAACCAATTTCTTGAAGTATAAATAATGATCTTTCTGGAACTTTCATTGCAGGGATATCAGTATTAAATTTATAAATCATACCTAATTTATCAACATGCCATTTAGAATCATTTGGTTGGTAATATTCGCCTTCTTGTTGACCCATCTTGCCTAAATCATGGAATAATGCAGCGAAATGCATTTCTTCAACAGTATATGTGGATATATCTCCTCCCATTGCTTTCCACGTTTTATATAATTGATTTGCACAATCATACACACGTAAAACATGGTCAGTATAACCACCTGCAAATGCTGAATGGTGCCAATTTTTACTTGAAGCAGGCATCATCATC